TTGCCTGCATTCTTTGTTGAATGTTTCATCTTACGATCAGTATATCGATCTAGTGAAATACTCAACAACTTGGATGCATGCCAAGAGTTTGCAACAACGAGTGTTGCCTGAGAGGCCGTCGTGGATAGAATCCAAGGCGTTTCCTCTCCTCTTCAAAGGGGATTTACGAGCTTACCTAGAAGGTCTCGTATTAGCTGGACTTGTTAAGACAACAAGGCATAGTCATTTAGATGACTACCAGCACCTCTTTTGGTCGTTCGCACAGGTGAAGCGCTGTGCGAGCGTCGTCCCGGATGACTACGTTGTTAAATCGTTACTTAAGCACCAAGCTGCTATGCGTAAACCCGTAGTTCCGGTTGAACCGTCTTTTCTAAAGCGGCTCGTCTCAAAGTGGAGCCGAGTCGTGGACGGTTTTGAGTTCTCGAAATATAATGAGACTCAGGAATTCTCCATTAATGCCTGCTATGAGAATAGCAATTATGGCGGAGGTTCCAAATCTCATATTCTCTACGAGATGGTCAAGGAAGGTCATATTACTAATGACGACCTCCTTGGAATGCGTTACCACCCCTGGGTTGGGGTATCCGAATGTCGAGGCTTCTCTGAAGTCCCATTCGAGATTTTGGTTGCGGAATCTAATCAGCGCTCTTTAGCACCTATGAAATGTCATCAACAACAATCCCCTATCGAAAGGGATGAGTTTTTGAAAACATATCGTGCTACTGCAGACTCGCTGTTAAATTGCAACGCAAAGGTTTACCCCGTTTGTGAACCGCTTAAAGTTCGAAATATTACTAAAGGTAATGCTTTCACTTATGCGGTTGCCAAGGGGATGCAGCTCGATGTTCATACATCAATGCGTCGTATGCCTCAGTTCGAATTGATTGGGAAACCAATTACTGTCGATAGTATACGAGAGATCAGAGGCACCGGTGAATGGGTGTCTGGTGATTTTAGCGCAGCTACTGATAACATTAGCATAGAGTGCACGAAGGCCTTTTTTGAGGTTATACTTCGTAAACTCATCAAAGATCGTTTCCGTTCGGACTTAGTCCATAAGATGGGATCGATTTTTGAAATGATGCGATGTTTGTATGAACATAACGTAGAGTACCCAGACATGAAGGATCCAAAGACGGATGAGTCTTTGCTTCAGGATCTTCTTGTCGTCCAACAGAATGGCCAACTCATGGGTTCTGTTCTTAGCTTCCCTATTCTTTGCGCAATTAATTTTTGCGTTTTTTGGGAGTCTATCCATCCGGATAAACCTCTTAGAGAAGTTAAGCATTACGTTAAAATAAACGGTGATGACATCTTATTTAGATGTTCTGACACCGATTATGCAGTTTGGTTAGAGAATATCGACAAGGTCGGTCTCTATCCTAGTCCGGGGAAGAATTTTTTCTCAAAGGACTACTGCACGGTTAATAGTGAACTTTTTTCTTATCGTAAGAAATCGTTAGTTCATATTCCGTTTTATAACGTTGGGATGTTGTTGGGTAGAAGTAAGGTGGGTCAGCCTGTTAAGTGTGTTTCCGTAACAGGCGGTGACAAGGTTAAGCCTATCCACTTACTTCATCGAGAGGCCTTAGAGGGTGCTTGGGATAAAGAGTATGCTAATCGTCGGTTTTGTTTTTATAACCGGCAACAACTGGCTCTTTCTACCAAGCACCCTCAAGGTTTTACACTCAACTGGTATGTCCCCCCGGAGTTTGGGGGGTTAGGAATGGTATTACCTCAGGCCACTATTGTGACTGAGGATCGAGCTAGAGAGCTCGGCCCAGACATTGAGTCCCTGGCGCCTTATACCGTTCTCACTTCGATTCAGCGAAAGCTGCTTCGTAAGACACACCAGAAATGGACGAACCCGTACAAGGTTGCTCCTATGCAACCCTGTGGGTACCAAGTTGATCTAATACTGGATCGTAGCCACTTTGTTGACTACGATGTTCCTTGTATGAAGATCTCCGTTCCCTTGGACTGTCCGATGCCTCCTTGGTGTCGGGAAGTCCGAACTGTGCCACATACTAACAATTGGAGTGTGGTCCCTTCGTCAGATCAGACTGACAACACAGTTGAGGAGATTTTTCATGATTTTATCTATTCGTTTAAAGGTACATACCTACGAAATGCTAATCGCCTACCAGAGATGGAAATGGACGATTTTCATGCCCTCTCTCGGGTTAGATTAAAGGAATACGAGCTAATTGCTCGTCCAGATTCGATCAGTTGGGACTGGTCTGGTCGTATTGGGCCGCCTGAGACTTGTCATATCGAGTCTCGGCCGACCTGGAAATCGACCCTAGTCCATGAAGAGGATCAGGTTCAACCTTATGATCTCCGGCAGTGGGAACAGTTCGCTCGTGATTGTATGAGCGAATGGTCCGATGAGGACTAAACCACGCGGGGATTTCCGATTGATTCTCCGATCAAATCATATTGAGCTTAGGAACCCATACGCAGGGTTTTGATTCTAGGCTAATTTACTGATTGACCAACCAAGTCGTTAAACTGGGAGATGTGCACACCGTATTGGAATAGTGCACTTATGTTCTTAGCTGACCCCTCAAGGGTTTGGGAACATAATTGGGTCTCAAGTGATTAAATCGTCAAATCCGCTTTAAGGCGCGGAACTAAGACAAGTTGCATGGTAGCGTCTGACTACCTCATCGCAGAGCTGGTAACCTCCATGGCGTCCCGAAAGGAATACGACCATGTGGTACGGGTTAACTACCTCCAATCTGCTACAAGTGAATAAGTATGAATCCAGATATAGTCCGAGGACTCGGTTCTGGAACCCTTTATCATGTAACTTGAATCGTACTTTTTTATGTCTCTGTACACTGTCAATTGATTTGACATCTGTTGGAGACTGTGGAAGTGTCACATGTAGGTTCGTAACCTATCGTGACCGACTTCTGTACGAGTCGAATGTCAACAGACTACAACGACGAGCCGTTTTCGGTACACTTGGGAGCATAGTCGCTCCGCTGGCTTCTTAATCCAGCATGATCGGGAGGACCCCATGAATCAATCAAGGAATGCGAAGGCTACGCAAGGAAAGCCAAAGAACGCTAACAAGCAAGCGAATAATCGTAATCGCAATCGACCGCATGCCCGTCAGGGGCAGGGCCGGGTGCAAGAGAGAATGACTACGGCACCAGTTGCCAAAGCATTCACTGAGAGGAAGACCGCTAAACCTCAGTATATCAGCCATAAGAATGGCGATATTGAGGTCTCATTCCGTGAGTATATTCAAGATATTACTTCCACGGTTGCGTTCTCTTCCCTACCAATCGCACTTAACCCGGGTAATGCTGCTTTATTCCCGTGGTTATCACAGTTGGCGACTCGCTTTGAACTTTATAGCTTTAGGAAGCTAGAGTTCAATTACGAGCCTTCTACAACTACCGCGAACACTGGTACTTTTCTGATGGCTATTGACTTTGACCCATCGGATACCATTTATAGTTCGAAGCAGGAGTTCTTGAATACACGATCCCACGCACGTTGTGCTCCTTGGGATTCATGTGTACTCAGAACTGTAAAAGAGGATCTTACTCGACGAAAAACTTTCAACGTTCGAGATATTTCTTCTTTTGCTGATGCAGATGCAGTAGGTACTTTCTACTACGGCACAGTAGGTAACTTAGCAACATTAGTTCCCATTGGAGAACTTTATGTTACTTACACTGTGCTTCTGCAGAGCCCGCAGGTCTCCGCTCTTCGTGGGAGATCGATGGTAGTTTCCAACTCTACAGGTTTGAATAGCACCCAATATTGGGGTGCACTAGCAACCTATGCGTATGATGGAACACAACTCTTTGACTGGACAAATGCCTCCGTCGTTACCGTCAATTCCGGTCTTCCTGTTAACCAATATTTGATGGTTTTACAGGTTGTCGGGACTGGTTTCGGTACAGGCACTCAAATGGTTCAGAACGGTACAGCACCGTTCTCCACTTTGACCACGTCCGTAAACTCGTCTGGTACTGGCGTTCTAGTTTACGGAGTTGTAACTCTCAAGAACGGTAACACTATTAATTTAAGCTTAGCTTCTAGTACTGTTACCTCTGTTCTCTGGCGATTTTCGCTTTACGATTATACCATTGCCTGAACAGCGTTCAGCAAACTAAATGAAAATTTAGCGGTATCTTGTCAAGCATACTTGGACCCCTCTCATGGAACGGAGAGTGGACCCCTGATATGTAGGATACAATGATCTGACAGTTAGGTCAGACCCTTTGTTTATTTATCACATGGCTGCACTTTGTGCGAGAGCTTAACCCTTGAAGGGCATGTTGAGACGTTATAATGGGTCGAAACGATTAGACTGTGGTTGAAAGCCATCAGTATCAGTATTTGACATATTACTTGGGAACACCACTTCGGAAGGAAGGGTCAAGTAATGCACTATAGTCTC